AGCGGAGACGCAACAAGATCATTAAGCGCGGACTGCACGTCTGCGGGGGCTATCTCCAGTGGGTGGGCCACTCCGATTTCATCGCCATCTTCCAGTTCACTGCCGTCCCATCGTCGTGTACCTAGAGCGCCGTATGTGATGTTGAGTGGCATGACATTGAACAGGTCGTCATCGGTGTCCACAATGAACGTCGGGGGCCACCGTGTCTCACCTTCGGCATCCTGCATGGCTTTGAATTTCTTCGCCACTTCCATATAGGAGAGGGCACTACCACCCGTCCCTTGATAGATAAGGGTAAAGTCACTTTCTAGAAACAACGAGGCCCTGACGTGCTGATCTTGCAACGTGCTGTCGTCTAGAACAACTTGGATGGGGAGTCCCATCTTTTCCATCTGCGTAAGTGGTGCGATCTGTCGATAATAACTACAGCCACTGATGGCCCCGAAATTAGTGTACGCCCTGTAAGCTGCCCCCACGCTTCCTCCTGTTATTCCTTCAGCCAGTTGTAAGCAGGATGACGCTTCATGTATTCCTGAAAAGTCGCGTCATCCTTCCACCAGTCCTGATCTCCACCAAACTGTGCCGGTGCTGCAATGAATGCTGCTATCGGCATGGCGCCTTCGAGCACGACATCACGTCCGAAGTAATGCCCAGGGCGTCCCACGGCCATCTCCGCGGTTCGTCTCTTATACACCTTGTTGTTCTCAACGATCTTCTCAACGTCGCCGATAGTACCGCGGAGATTCTGCGGCTCCATCCATTCTGCCAGTTTTTTGTTGTGCTTCGTGAGAACGTACATGCAGTCCTCGTGATGTTGGGGTGGGAGGGATTAGCTCCCACCCCTTCATCTCTACCGTCGTAATCCGTTCTTTAATAATGAGTTATTACGTGGTGATATTATACCCAATGCCCAGCGACCTTGGAATGAGCTGCTCCAGAGTCGCTCCGCAGTGAACGTAACCGCGGACATGATCGCCAGTCGGTGGCAACGGGTAATGCCGCATTGGTCGCCAGAACGCCACTCGCGTCTTAGACCGCTCGTAGAGGAAGTACGCCCCCCCAGCAAGCGAGTTCGTCGCAGTAGCCGCTACTGGAATGAACCGATCAACTAGGATCGCCAGTCGTCCGAAGTCCGTCCGCATGAACTGCACATCAGCGGTGTACTCCGTCTGACTAGCATCCGTGTGAATCTGCCGAATCACCGCAGGGTTAGACGCGATGCTTGACACACTCGTTGACTGCATCTGTGCAGAAGCCGTCTCACCCAGAATGTCATTGGTGATATCAGCCTTCACACCAGGATCGACAGCCAGCGTATCGGGATCTGCACCGAGTCCGAACATAAACTCATGCAGTGCCAGAAGCCTGGTACGGCTCCAAGCGCCCAACACGTTAATCATCGCGCAATTGTTAACACCAGCAGACTCTGCGGAGCCCGCTGCTCCCGTTGAAGATACCTGCCAACTACGGAACGCGCCGAGAAGACCAGTCACCGTAGAAGCTGTAGGAGCCGTCGAAGCAACTGAGGTACCGGCCGCTACCATACGGGCGTCAACGGACTGCTCCATCGTCATTAGGTATCGTTCGACCTGATGCTCATACTCATTCGCCACACCAGGAGCACGGCCTTTAAGGCTATACTCTAGTGCGTCAAGAGAAACAGCGAAATTGAACTTGAACGTCTGCACCGCATTTGACAGCCGGGTGCGAGCACCCACGGTCGCGGTAGCCCAATCTTCGCCTTCAGCCGATCCAGCAGTAGAAGTGGCAGGCAGTGAATCCTGCTCCCACTCATGGACCAACCCATTTGCGACTGTCTTCGGTGCAGCAAGGAACACAGCCGCTTTCTTCTGCTTGTCTAGGTTGTAAACTAGATCAATCAGGTCTTCTCGAAGGAAGATTGCCGATGCTTGCGCGGCTGGAAATCCAGCAGCCGCATACAAACCACCAGTCTGTGCCATTTACGTACCCACCATCCTTTTTAGATTCGCCCCTTATTCAGGGGGCGCTCTACCCACTCGCTGCAGCGCCGCATTCACTGCTTCTTGAATGGAAGTTCCTCTGAAACGCTCATGAAGTGCAGGCGCGGCATCACCATATTGACGGTGATACTCCCATCCTGCAGTCTCACGATCCTCTTGCGATGGGCCGGCAGGGTTGACCTGACCACGCCCCGCAGGAGTCGCGCTACCGGGTAGACCGGCACTGCGCGGAGGGGCAGGAGCACTGCCCCCGCCTGCTAGAATCGTTTCGCGGATTGCATACTTCCATGCACGTACAGGATCATGCTGACGCACAGTATTAAACAACTCGGCCACTTCCGGGTTTACGCTCATGAACTTTCGCGTATCACCTTTCAGTTGGTCGAAATTCTCGATCTCAGTTGACAGTGTTTCTTCAGCTTGCGCCTGTGCGACGATAGGGCCGAAGAGTGCGGTAACAGCCGCCTCTACTTCCCCACGAATCCCGGCACGAAAAGGCTCAATCGGCAAGCCCAGTTCGGTTTGAAGCGCCATAAGTGGGTCGTTGGAGACGTTGGGTTGACCACCGCCACCAAAACTCACTACTGCGCTTTCTAGTTGCCTGATCCGTTCGTCACGTTGCTGTAGCTCGCCTTGTACTCGCGACAGCGTGTTCGCAGCTTCGAAATAACTGTCATTCGCCTTCCCCCAATCCCCTCCTGCTTTCTTGAACAGGGCGGGTGGTTCAGGCGTCGGCACGGTTGACGGCGGAGCCTGCGGGTTCGGGTTTACAGATTCGAGCGGGTTGACCGACATCGAATTTCTCCTTTGAGGGTGGACCTCAGTGGGTGGTTGACGGACTTAGTATAGCACAGGCATTTAGTCATACGGACTTCCGCCTTCTCTCGCTGGCTCCGTCTGCGCGAGATGCTCATTCACTTGCTCAAGTTGATCAACCAACTTCGCATAACTTACTTCCCATCCTTGTACCCATCGCAATGCAACAATACGCTGTTTAAGGCCCTCATCAGTTAGCTGTTCATCCCCCTTTACTCTAGAGCCATTTAGCCACATTTGGGTGGCGCCGTTAATAGCTCCGTTAAGCGCCGGGCGGATAACATTTAGCCACCCAGCGGAGTTCAAGGTTACTTGAAGCGCCTCAACTTTCTCTTGTGCCGTCATCCTACGCCCCCGTATTGATTTGATTTCCAGCACCCATTGCGGACATCAATTGCATCATCTGGTCATCTTGCGGCTGTAGCGTTCCGCCACCAAGTTGCTCCATCATGTCGCCCTGCGGCCCTCCTTGACCTGCCGTTCCTCCTTCTTCTGGTGGTAGCATCTCGGGCTGCTTCAGCATCATCTCACGCGGGTTGAAGTCGAAGGCTCTCCAGAACCGGCTCAGGAACGCATCCCAGTTCGTCTTCTGAAGTGCAAAGGGATTCTGCGCCATCGCAGTCATCGCGGTGATGAAGTCCTGCCTTTGCATCGCCTTAGACAACATGTTACTTGCGCCCATCGCTCGAATCTTATGGTCTGCGTTGATGTCATCCAACGACACTTCTCCCATGCCCGCGTCTGCGGGGATAGGTTGTCCAGTATCGGGATCGTAGGAAGCGTCGGCCCCGATGAGTGACACCATGTAGGGGAACGAGCCCCACTGCCTCGACATAATACGGAACTTGTCTGCCAGACGCTCGATAACCTGAATCTCCAGCAGCCGTGACTCCAGGCCCAGGCGTGTGCGTGCCATCTCCATACGCCCAAGGAACTCACGGGCGGTCTGGCGATCACCACTCAGCATGCCCATGATTGTGTCACGTTGGATCCCAGTTGCCATGTCGATGTAGCGACTAATGGATTCCAGTTCGTTCACAACGAGGGGGTACGCAGAAAGGTCGAATTGGACTGGTCGGATTGCGGCGTCACCTGTCTCACCGTGAACCTTGATGATGCGTCCGGGCCAGAGCACAAGATTCTGGCTGTCCAACTCCGTGCTGTCACTTACGAACATCGCGGGCTGCAGTACGAGATCAAGTACGTCGAGGCGATTGCTGACCAGTTTGTTGGCCGTTGCCGCGAGTGTTGCCACAGGCTCGATCTTGCCAACGCCGTGGAAGAAGTGCATATCCGGCATGGGGCTGTAAGCCAGGAAATGCTTCTTCAAGTCCCAGTGTGGTGAAGGGACGTTTCGGAGCGGTGCCATCCGGTTCGCGACAGTCATGATCCGCAGTCGCACGCCATCGGGAGCGTACTCTTTCGGTACGAGGCCGATCATGTCGATCATTTCAACGGGCTTGGAGAACTTCTCGTCGCGTTGAGTTTGGAACTGTGAGTAACTCCGCCACACATTCTTGCGCTCTTCCAACTCACGCGAGATGGTCGATGATGGAGGCATGTTACGAAGCTGTGCCAGTGCTTGTGGGTCGAACTCCGGCTCCTCGCCAGCCTGAATTGAGTTATAGGCAGCTTCCTCTAGATCATCTAAGTCACGCCAATAACGCCGGAAGCAGTACAACATACTATCAATGTCGCGCTTCCCGCGCTGAGGGATGAAGTCCAGAATGTCCACAACTTCTGTGTCGGGGCCATTAAATGTGGTGACAAGATTTTGCTCCTTAAACTCCATGCCTAGTACTTGCCGACGAATTGTATGAAGGCGTTGTTCTTTCCTCCAGCCATACTGCACGATAGCAGTGCCGTAAACATCCCCCATCATGATAAAGTCCAGCATCTTTTCGGTCGTACGAGCGTCTAGGAACTGCTGATTCGTGAGTGCTTCAGCACGTCTCGCGGATGGGCCTGATTGATCGTCCTGTGCATCCATTTGAACGATACGATTGCCGCTTAGAGAGATTGCCACCTTGTTAGCCGCATCCGACCAGCAGGCCGACATGAGGAGAGGGAGCATGACCACATTCTTGAAGGGCGGCTTCTCTCCTGTGTAGATGCATCGGAACAGGTTGTACCAATCGCGAGTCTTGCGGAAGAATTTCGCGTGGTACTCCATAGATTGGTCATAACGACCGAGCACGAGACTTAGTATCATCTCTCGTGTCAGTCCACCGAAGTAAGGGCTGCCGGCATAGTTTGCTGGTGTTTCTAGCATTGCGAAGCCTCGATACCTGGGCGGTTCATTACAAGTTCGTCGCCCTCCGGCGTCAGGATGTACCCATTCGCATCAATGAAACTGGCAAGTGCCAGTGTAAGTCGAACGTCATTCTTACAGTAGCTGTAGAGTTTCTCAAAGTCGCGGTCCCGATACATATCGGTAGCCCGCTTCCCATCTGCTGTCTTCATGCCGATGTTCATACGGTCTGTGATTTCGCCCAGACGATAGCCCTTCTGGCGATGAGAAAGTGCGGCCCAGACTTCGTGAAGAATGTCGTACTGCGGAGCCAGAATAGTTAGGCCAGTAACACTCTCCAGACATGGAGTGTCGAAGCTAATGCCATTGAAGGAGATTAGTAGATCTGCGTCATTCAAATGATCGACACAGGATTCTAGGTCATACTCATTGTAGAGGAAGGTGCGATCTGGCAGGCTGTCATACACTGCTACACAACTCACTCCGCATTCACCCCGTCGCGCAGCTTCCCATCCATCTGGGTTCTCAGTAGGAGAAGTCATGATCTCAAGATCAAAAACCATCACTCGTAAACCCGCCCGAGTTAAGGGGGCGCGCATAGGCACGGGCCGGTGCCTGTCCCGAGGGAGGCTCTCGGTTGCAGCGCCCCCAATACGTGAGTAGTATAACACGGGCTTAACCATCAGCTTGCACCACATCAAATCGGCCACCTTGCTGAGCTTCACGGGCGGCATACAGCTTAGCTATAGTTTCCGCGGCTGCGTCCCCTGCTGGACCTGGTTTGAGCACTTCGTCGAATGGATTAATGGCGTCTTTACGAATATTATCGGCTTTATTAGCCCATATGACTTGATACACCCTATGGTTAAAGCAGTCCTTCACTGCATCTGCGACATCATCATGATCCGACATTCCGATCTTTGTCATTTGCTCGATCAACATATCTACGTTCAGCGCATCTTTCAACAGTGCCATCTTTCCATCACGCCACAGTGCGGCCGCCTGCGCGAGATGCTCTTCCTTACGCTTACTGTCACGATCCAGAAGAATGAGTTCCGGCATCTCTACACCGGCTTGGCGGAACTTAGTAAGAAGGAACGCCTGCCATACTCCTGGCTTCCCGCCAATGTCCTGCTCATCAGTCATGCAGGATACCCTCGCGGCGACAGAACGCCAGTACTTCACGGATGAGATTAGTTCTGCTGCGAACTGCTCGCTGTCCCACTCACGGCTGACTTTCGATCCCAAGAAGATGACTCGTCCTGTCTTATTCTCATGCCCCGCAGCTGCCACTACGCTGTAGTCTCCACGATTGCGTCTGCGGGGATTCTTGAACGCTGTGTCGAGATGGAGTGACACACGAAGCGATCTATATGACACCTTTTCCGGGTCAATGATAAGACGTTCGGCTACTGACAACGGCAGGACGTTGTAAGGATTCTGCGTTGGATTGTTACGCACTTGTGCCCAGTAGCGGACACTGTTCTCACGCTCGAAGGTCTTGATGCGTTCCCAATCCCATATCTGCGGCATTACCAGTGAATTCGTCTTCGTGTCGATAGCATCCAGAAAGAACACATCCCAGATGCCGTCTGGTTCGATAGTAACGCCCGGCATAGCCATGCCCGTCATGCTTTTGACGCCCCCGCGTTCAACACAACGCCCGATGTGGTCGCCATCCCCATACCGAGTCGCTGTTAGCATCCAAAAAGCATCCGACTGAAACACCGGGATGAGCGTGCTCATGTGGCTCCAAACGATGTCGAGCCAGTCTGAATGCCGATCCATACGCTCATAAGTGTTCGGATCATCGAAGAACCCGCCGTCAGGATGAAGGCCCACCATGCCTGACTGAACCGCCCAAATGCCGTAACTGTCGTCTCGGCGTGTCAGATTTGTGCGAGATGCAGTGACGATGCCATCCACTTTCCACTTACGTCGAGGTGTTGGCCCTTGTTTACCATAAAGCCAGGCGAAGCGACTGTAGGGGTCATCACCTGAGATTACCGACTTGATGCCATTAAGTACTTCTCGTGCCCGCGTGATCGTCTCACAACCAGTGTACGTCGCCAGTTCTGGATCATGCAGATGCAGCCATGCCTGCCCTGCCTGCGCGAACAAGGTCGTTTTCCCCCAATCACGAGGAACCACGCAGATCAGTTTCTTAACTTTACCCTTGCCGACTTTGCGCGTGTGCAACCATTCTAGCGCGTGCTTCTCGAACCAGTCACATGCGGGCTTGTGCGTTTCCTCCTTCAGCCAATCATGTGTCCCTGCTCCGCCCTTTGGGTTGATGTCATAGCCATAGGCGTACTTGAAGAAGTGCCAGAAGCTGTCCAAGCAGCGATGCCGCCAGAAGTCACGCTCTGCCGCTAGATCCCAGCTCATTAACGATTCCACCGCGTTTTACCAGGGAGGAATCCACCACTCTTCCACACGTTCCACCAGACGATCTCTTGCGATGTAGCCATCCCTGTCTTCATACGGCCTTGAATATGCTTAGCAACGATGTCTCTAGCTTTATGCTCCGCTATCCCCCCCGCAGATGCGACAGTTTCAATAGCCCTGTCGATGTTGGCCTCACGCCACTGCCCGCCTTGTGGAAGCTCCATCACTCCGCCCAGGGCTTGCTCTGGAATAGAAGGGGACTCTATGTCGAAGGTCTGATCGAAGATCCATTTGTAATCCTTCTGCTCTAATTTGCCGCCTGCGTATGTCCATCCCTTCTTAGTGTTGAGCCACCGCTTGCCGCCGAACGCGGTTGTAATCCCAGGGGGGACTTGTGGGCCGTACTTCTTGAGAACTTCTGCTTGTAGTTGGCGGGTGCGGCTGCTTGAGGTGGAAAGGTTAAGGTTTTCCAGCATCTCTTTCCCGCGCTCTTCACGAGTGAAAATAGGTGGTGCTTTCTCCCATGTGTAGTCACCGCCCGGCTTCAGTGCTTGTGCAGATCTTGTGCCGGGAAGTTCGTTAATTGTACCTACTGGACCCTCATGCAAAAGCTGAAGTTCATCGGAGATGTCGGGCTTTAACCCACGACGCGCTAACTCTTTATCTAGTTTCGCTAGATGTTCAGGATCATTGAGATTTTGAACAGTGTAAG